GAAGCGGTACATGAAATAATGATGCCAATTCTTAGCCATCGCTTTGTGATATATCTCTTTACCCCCAGCGGCCGCCTTCCTTAGCTGTTATGGTTGAGTGGCAGCTAGTGCATAACGCCATGAGATTATCCGCTGCATGGGTTCCACCCCTTGAAAGCGGTACAACATGGTGCACCTCCTCAGCTGGTGTCAATTTACCTTCCTTCTGACACCTTTCACAAAGGGGATGCTCATTTATATACCGGTCGCGGATTCGCTTCCAAGTCCTGTTGTAGCGTTTCTTCACGACCGGGTCACGCTGGTACTTTTCATATTGTCTGTCGGTCAGCTTTTGATGTTCTTCGCAAAACCTGTCGTGTGTCAGCTTCGGACAGCCAGGGTAAGAACACGGCCGTTTGGGTTTAAACGGCATTAAACTTCACCTCGTTAAAGGCATACAAAAAGCCCCCGCAGTGTCCCGCGAAGGCTTAATGATTTCAGCAACTTTATATTTTAATTATGAAACAGACTCATCATCCCTTTTTATCACATTTACTCTCATCTTTTTGGGTTACTCTATTCAAAGCCTTTTTATGCAATCTAAAAACGTGCTGCAGGCTATATCCCATTTCAACAGCTATTTGCTCCCAACTCTTAAAGCCCAGGTATCTAAGTTCAAGCAAAGTTTGGTACACTGGGTTTTCAATTTTTTTGATAATGGTTACGATCTCCCGCTTCAAATCCACCAGGTCATCAATGTCCTGGTTGATTTCATTTTCCAGATCAACGATCTTTACGATGATGTCTTCCATGGAATGAATATTATTGCTGGGGTTACGGGGCATGTCCGACAGCGTTGCAGTAGCTTTCCTGGCTAAGTCCCTGAGTGACGCCACCAGTTCCAGCTTACTGTTTATGCGCTGGTCAATTCGATAAGCCCGGGATAAATATTCTTTAACTGTCATAGCCATCATCACCTTCCAGCCAGGGCAAATTGCCGCGGTAATAGGCAGCTGCAATATGCTGTTGGTACGCTTTGTCCAAGCTAGCCAATCTGGCATTGGCTTTTCTGCGTGACTCAGCTGCCTGCTCCGGGGTTTTATAAAACGAACAACTGCTGCCGGGGCACTTAACAATGGTTAGCACCTTGCAACGATTATTTTCGCTTAAAGCAAAACACCTGTTACTCATAAAGACTAACACCTCCAATCCTGGCTTTTACCGCGTCAATTAGAGCGGTCTGGGTCTTGTCTTTTCTTTCCAGGGCGCGTATCACATCTTCATCAATGGTGCCCTTGGTAATGATGTGGTGGATAACCACCGTATCCTTTTGGCCTTGCCGCCACAACCTGGCATTGGTCTGCTGATAGAGTTCAAGGCTCCAGGTGAGACCGAACCACACCAGAGTGGAACCGCCCGCCTGCAAATTCAATCCGTGTCCGGCCGATGCCGGATGAATCACGGCCAGCGGTACTTCTCCGTCATTCCAGCGCCTGATGGAAGCAGCGCTGTCCAGTTTTTCAGCGGGGAAACGATTAAGTATTCGCTCAAGATCGTGCTTGAACCAGTAAGCCACCAGAACTGGCTTGCCGTTGGCGGCTTCGATAATATCCTCTAATGCATCCAGCTTGCGGTCATGAATCTTGGCTACTGAGCCATCATCGGCATAGACTGCACCGTTGGCCATCTGTAGAAGCTTGTTTGACAGACTGGCGGCATTTAAAGCGTCAATTTCCTTTCCTTCCAGTGAAAGCACCAGATCCCGCTTCATGGTGTCATAGATTTTTTGCTCTTCTTCCGACAGCCAGACGGGGATCTCGTTCATCACCAGTTCCGGCAACTTTATATAATCAGTGTTTTTCATGCTGATGGTAATGTCGGAAATCAGTTTATAGATGGCTTCCTCAGCACCGGGCCGTGCCTTGTATGAAAACACCATCTGCTGGTTACGCTTGTCCGGCATAAAATAATTATTACGGAAGTAGGTGATGTACCGGCCAAGACGTTGTCCCATATCAAGAATGCCTATTTCAGCCCACAGGTCCATCAATCCATTGGCTGAAGGTGTTCCTGTAAGGCCGACTATCCTCCTAACACCGGGCCGAACCTTGCGCAGGGCCTTGAACCGTTTAGAGCCGTTATCCTTGAAAGAACTTAACTCATCGATTACCACCATATCGAAGTCGAAGGGAAGACCGCTCTTGTTAACCAACCAGTTCACGTTCTCCCGGTTGATGATGTAGACTTGAGCTCTTTTCTTAAGTGCCACTTTCCGCTGTGCTTCACTTCCAATAGCTACCGAGCAGGTAAGTCCCTTAAGATGATCCCATTTTTCAATTTCCGCTGGCCATGTATCCCGTGCCACCCTAAGCGGGGCAATGACCAGAACCTTGCGGATCTCGAAACTGTCCAAAGTAAGGTCGAAAATGGCTGTCAGCGTAATGACGCTTTTGCCCAGGCCCATTTCAAGCAGAATAGCCGCGATCGGATGCTCAAGGATGAATCTTGTGGCATAATCCTGGTATTCATGAGGATTGTATCTCATTCAGCATCCCTCCAATCTGCTCCTCACCGTCAATGACGTACACCGAAAACCCTAACGCTTCCAGTTGTCTTTTTCGTCTTACCTGCATAGGTCGTAATTTACACCCCATCGATTTAATTTCTGCAAAGGCCATCCGTCCATAGGGCAATAATATTAAGCGGTCAGGCACTCCATCGAACCCTGGTGACACAAACTTCAGCGCTAAACCATCCATGCCGCGTACTGCCTTGACCAGTTTTTGTTCTATCTGTTTTTCTCGCATAGGACTAACCATAGCATTTTTATTCCTTTCATCTTGTTGCTACTTAACTGATTTGCTGGAACGGAACACACCTTGGAACAACAACCGGGAACAGCTTTGAACCCTGAATTTACAAGGCATTCCGCTTAATTGTGTTCCAGCCGTACCGAAAAATCCCTTATAGACCCTTACGCGTGTATGTAGTTCCATATAGGTATAGGAAGTAATAATACAAATAACTCATATATAATTCTTGGAACACTTGGAACAGAACCTTGCAAGTACCCTATTTTTCTAGGCTAACGCCTGTTCCCGCTGTTCAGTTTTCCTGGAACAAACCCGGAACGCCTGGAACACCTCTGACTTAATTCCGCTTTCTAATCCATACATTTTGCGGGCCGTAGCCGATGATCCGGATCTTTTTATCCCCGCGTCGCCAGTCGGTCATCTTCTGCATGATGGCGGTAATTTCATAGCTATCGCGGGTTCTAATGTCCTCGCGGTTCTTGTTCAGGCACTCGCACCAGATCTCAATATTGCTAACAATATCGCGCCGTTTAACACCTGGCGGCCTGGTTGGGTCATTCTGATCCCGGAAATAGTCACGCCTGCGATACACATCAAGCGTATCCCAGTTCTCCGGCAGGAGCATATCGAGATACTCGCGCACCAAGCCTTCACGTTCATCGGATTCCATGGCATCTGCCTGCTCGCTGACCGCCGCTTCCGCATCGGCTCCCTCAAGGTAGAGCTTCTCACCGTTGTTCCATATCAGCTTGGCTTCAGCCCAGATCTGAAGAACATCCTCATCTGTGATATCCCAACCACGCCGGGCATTTTTGCCACTGACACGGACTGGCCAGAAGCGGCGGTTGCCAGTCACATCACGCAGAAACCCTGCACTTTCACTGTTGGTACTGCCCACGATAATACATTGCCGGGGATGACTTTCTGTTGTATGTCCATAGCTGGCACGGTAGTTATCGTCGCGACGGGATAAAAATGCTTTTACGTTGTTGACATCGGTTTTTCTGATACCAGCAAGTTCTGGGATTTCAATGATCCAGAACCCTTGAATCTTTTCAGGAGCGTCTTTGCCTTTGCCCATGTCGGCAAAGGTCAGGCTGTCGGAAAACCACTCTCCGGCCAGCTTGCCAAAGAACGTGGATTTTCCAAGTCCAGTCGCCCCATTAATGACCAGCATGTAGTCAAACTTAATCCCCGGCTGATAAATGCGGGCGACCGCCGCCGCAAAAGTCTTTCTAGTAACAGCCCTGGTGTACGGGGTATCTTCTGCACCAAAGTAATCAATCAGAAGCGTTTCGACTCTTTTAACACCGTCCCAGGCAGGAAGTGTGTTAAGATACTCACGTATCGGATGGAATTGTCTGGCAGCAGCTGCCGCCATAACTGCGTTATTCGTCTTAGTCGGTGAGTAGATGCCATAATGATTTTGCAGATATTCATAAAGTTTAGCCGCGTCTGTTTCGCTCCAGCCAGGTTTGAACCTTTGCCAAGGTATTTCCCCGCGAACATCCACACCGTCCCGCAGTTGGTTAAAAACGATACCGCTCAAATTAGGGTCATTGTTTAATATCAGAAGATAGTTTCCGAAACTGTCTTTAACAGCGCCGGTCTTTTCAAGTTCCAAGGCCTTCTGCCATTCCGTATCCCTAAACTCCTTCTCCGCCTGGGCTTTGCGTTCTTCAGCCAATTGCTCCTTGACCCGTTCATCCTTTATGGCTTGTTCCGTCATGGCCCTAAAGGAGGGTAGCTTGCCCGGAGGGGTATCCATAGCGGTCTTGTCGTCGAGGTCGCGGAAGCGGTGTATTCGCACCAAATCAAAGGCATTCAGCAGCCTGCCGCAGGCCGGATCGGTAGCGTGATGGCTGTAGGCGAATTTGCCATCGTATATTACCAGTCCCGCTGAAGAATCAGCAGGGATATAGTCGTAACGCCCATTCATGGCACTGGGTTCATAGACATCGGATAGAAAAGTGGCAATTGCGTCTTCAATGGAATAAGCCCGGCAGAACGCACCGACTGCGCCTTCCTTAGTAAGGGGATCTGCCTGCTGGGTAATCTGGCTACGAACCACTTCTGACTGACGCGAGGATACCGGCCACATGGAAGTATCCCGCCAGTCAGCGTATTTTCCGAGATATGCATCGGGGTTGAGCAGTTCGCCTTCTTTTTCTTGGAACACAAACTCCCCATCGGATGGCGTAGACGGCCAATACATAAGCCGCGAGGGTTCATAAGTTGTATCGTCAAATAAGTCGATACCGATTTCCTTAGCTACCATGCGAGCAAGAGCAGGGTACTCGTCCTCGCTGACCTCGCGGGACAAAGGGATAACAAGCCGCAAGCGCGGTGCATCCGGGGTATGTTTGTGAGTAGAGTAAACACAGCACTTGAAATCGTGGAGCATATTAATTTCATCCCAAATTCCTGGCCTGGCGTAGTCCATATCCAAGGTGAGCAGGGAGCGGCAGAGGACATAACCGTTCCTGCGTTTACCTTCACGTAGAGCGCCGCCCACGAAGCCGCCCACATCTTTGATGGAATCCTGCTGCGCACGGCTCATCTTACGGAATTCCGATACCGTTTCGGTGGTGCGGATCGTCGTGCTAACCCGGGTGAGAAAATTTTCCCATGAGATGTCCCTGTTTTTCCATTTCTTATCCATGCGGCTGTTGCCGACCGCTATCTTCACGTTACCTGCACCTCCTCACACTTCTCGGTAAAGTGCCGAATGGGTATGCCCTGCTTTTTTGCTTTGCTGAATTCCTGAGCCATACCATCTGATACCCGGTGCCCGAACACCCATAGCTCATCGCATTTGCTAAGTAGAACCAGGGCAAAATATAGTCCGAGTTCGCGCTCTTTTTGGTCACTATCATCCATAAACTGTGGGTAGTGAAGATGAGGGGCGAGGGGGATATATCCCTTGCTAACGGCAAACCGACAATAGCCCAGCACACGGATGATGTTGTGTTTCGTGTCACCGGCAAATGGAGAGCATATGTAAACCAGCGGACGGTGCCTTATTTCCTTTTGCGCCGCACAGTCCAAAGAAAGAGTGGCTATATGTTCCGGGCAGCCCTCGCTGTTATGCTCGTCCATCCCTATCCACCCCTCCCCCGAGGAAGTAGTTGACAAAATACTGCTGCCCTTTGCCAGTAACTTTGGTGGTTTTACTGATGGTGACATGACCATCCGAATGGGTAATGGCGGTTTCTTTAACTTTGAAAAGACCAAGTTCCATGGCCTTCTGAGTTGGCGCGTTGTAGTCGGTGCCTTTGCGCTTGATAAGGAAACCGTCCTGGCGTAGCCTTTCAAACAGGCGGTTTTGCCCGATTTCAATACCGTTGCCTTTGAGAATTTTAGCCAGTTCGCCGATTAAAATGGTTCCGTCCGATGCTGATACAGCATCGGCAAATACCACTTTCGGCTTATCCTGAGCAGCCTGCAGCTGAAGCTGAGCTTTTTCCTGGCGTTCTTCTTTCAGGGCGGTCAGCAGCTTGATCCAAGAGTCGGGATCATTCATGATTTCTTCTATTTTGGATGTCGTGATGTAGGCTCCGTGTCTCCTTATCTGAGGAAGCACCTCATGAGTAACCCAGCGTTTAAACTTCTTGGCTTCGGGCTTGTCAGAGCGCAGGATAACATTGTAAAGCCCGCTCTCATTAACGATGTTGGTTTGCTGCCGCCTGCCCATGCTGTCGGTGACGTAAGCCAGACTTACATCATCCTCATCAAGCCGGTCGGCAATCATGCGAGCATTGCTGAGTCCCAGCACTCCGCACACATCCTTTAGTACCCACCATGTTTCGCCGTTCCTCTGGATGGTTCTGATCTCTTTTCCCTCGTAGGAGAATACCTGTAGTTCGTTCATATGGATTCGTCCTTTCCAAAGGCTTAGATTTTGTTTGTGGCCTTCGCTATATCGCCACCACAAGGAGCGGAATCGGATGGTCCATTAACTTTTTTCTAATCTTTTTTATAGAACTGGCACTCAAAGCCATCGGCGCGAAGCAAAAGCCCCTTTGCCCAAGTTGGGGACTCACTCATGACGGTGCAGATATCATCAACCGATGCCCGAGCCGGGGCTTCGATCACAACCTCGTCATGAACATGCATCACTATGTTGTAGCCCAAGGCATCCAAACGGCGCATGGCATAACAAAGGATATCCCTGGATGCTGCCTGTACAATGTTCTCAACAAACTTAGGCCCGTAGCTTTCGATGCGTTCCCATTTCTTGTTTGTCCCAATACCCTCATATGTCACCGATTCGCCGCCGAAGCGGTTTAGCTCTATTCTGGGCTTTACATAGCAAAGCTTCCTGCCGGATGGCAAGGTGATGAATAGCATTCCGCTACGGTACTCAATACGGATTCCGTGTGTTTCCGTAGTGACGCGATCCTTGACCGCCCTTTTCGCAGCCCGGTCAACGTCCCACCAGAACCGGACGATATTGGGATTAGCCTTTCGCCAGGAGGTTACCAGCGGATGAAGTTCATCCTCAGTAAGCCCCATATCAAGAGCACCCATAGCGGTTAAAGCACCGACTGACCCGCCGTAGCCAAGCGCCAATTCGGCTATTTTCCCTTTCTGGCGCAGCGGGCTGCCTTTGGTGACCTCTTCAATGGGGACATGGCAAAATATTATCACGGAAGGGAAAAGATGTTCCCTGATTTTTAACCCGCCGGCAGGCTGGTATTGTTGGCATTCTCTGGACTTGGCAAAGAAAATTTCCTATCAAATTAATAAAAAGGGGTGTTGGTAATGGCTCATGTTTTACCGGAATTACCTTATGGCTATGATGCGTTGGAACCGTTTTATGATGAGCAAACCGTACGGCTGCATCATGACATGCATCATAAAGCCTATGTCGACGGTCTCAACAGCGCGGAAGCAAAGCTGACCGAAGCCATGGAAAAGGGCGACTTCACTCTGATCAAACATATCGAAAGGGAACTGGCGTTCCAAGGAGCAGGGCACATCCTGCACACCATTTTCTGGGAGAATATGAAGCCGGACGGTGGAGGTCCGGCCAATGGGGCAATAGCTGATCTAATAAACCGTGATTTCGCGTCTTTTGATAATTTTAAGAAATTGTTCACCGCTTCCGCTGTGGCGGTGGAAGGCTCGGGCTGGGCTATACTGGCCTGCAATCCAGTCTTCGAAAAACTGGTAGTATTGCAAGCCGAAAAACACCAGGACTTAACCCAATGGGGGGCAGTGCCCCTGCTGATTGTGGATGTTTGGGAGCATGCTTATTACCTGAAGTACCAGAACAAACGCGCAGCCTGGATCGAGGCCTGGTGGAACCTGGTTAACTGGGATGATGTCAATCGGCGGGTAGCCTTAATGCAGAAATAATTTGGCTGCATCCACAATGTAATTCCCCTGATACAATCTAGCCCTGGATTACCAGCTTGCATTATCTATGAGTCTGGTTCTGGAAAGTATATATAAATGTTCTTTCAGAAACCAGGATACACCCCATGACGGGGTGTATCCTGGCTTTGAACATGAATCCTTAGGGAGAGGAATCATCAAATTTATTAATATTGATTTTAAGTAAAAAAACCAATACTTTTTTGAAGTTAACCCGGACCGGGTGCTTCACAAAAATATTGGTTCTTTGGAGCCTCTCTAACGAGGTTCTCCACAATCCACCTTTTTATTTTTAAACAACAAACATCTGAATGAAATTATAGATATTAATCGATTTTTTGTCAATAAATATTTTTTTCCATAGCTAAACTCGAATATATTTGTAGAAGATTCAGGCTTTTATGCTAATATTTATTTGTGAAAATTTAGTCATTGCTATATATCAAAAAATTGTATATTATATTTTAAGGTATATAAGATGGGGATTGAGGGGAAACCCCGTTCGGGGAGGCTCTGCGGATAACCAATATTTTGGCGAAGGTGTTAAAGCCTGGTTACAGAATATTGGTTTTTTTCATATTAGATTTCTCACAATCTTATTTAGGAGTGAATTATATGTCATCTGCATCGCAAGATAAGGACAAGGCATCAAATATCGTTAATATTGATGCGCGTAAAAAGCTTGATGACCGGCAGCGGAAACAGCTCCAACATGAATTAAAAGTATATATGGAACAATACTTTAAGAAAAAACTGGGCAAGGGTGTCGACTATACCAAAGTTATTTTATGGGAGGATATGCTCATTATCCGGGGCGAGAGATTCCTGACCGATCCGGAGATATATATTGTTCAAACGCCAGCCGGAAAAGAAGTAGTCCGGGCGGCGCGTATGCAAGTAGCCCGGCAGCACTCGATCGATAACATGGCATATTTTGAAGAAAAACTGCAGGCTAGGGCTATTCACCAGACCTATGACATCGAACCGGAAAAAGACTTTTGGATACATATTGTAGTATTTGACCGCGTCCTGACAGAATAAAATAGAGCCCCAAAACTGCATACATGGTGGATCGCGAAGAAACCGTAAAGGCGGCTTCAAGACAGACCAGTATTCTTATGTAACAAGTCTATTAAGGACACTAAGAATATTGGCCTTTTTTGTTTTCGAGCAGAACCGAAAAGAAAGAGGTGGTGTGCAAACAGTGATCCTAAATACCTATTCCCAAAATATGAATTTATGAAAATTAGGAGGTAATAGAAAAATGGCAGATACCATGAAAGCATTAGTATATCGCGGACCAGAAAAAATAGGTCTTGAGAATGTTCCTGTACCCAAAATTATTGAGCCCGATGATGCGATTGTCAGAGTAACTACTTCCACCATATGCGGAACTGACATTCATATCTGGCATGGCGGCATGCCTGAAGTGGCTGACGGAAGAATTATCGGTCATGAATTTGTTGGCGAAGTTGTAGAAGTAGGCCCTGCGGTCCGGAATAACAAAGTTGGCGACAAGGTAGCGGTCTCCTGTGTAACCCAGTGCGGCGAGTGCTTCTATTGCGTACGGGGCATCTATTCCCATTGCACAACCGGTAGCTGGATTTTCGGATATATGATTGACGGCTGCCAGGCTGAATACGTTCGCGTTCCCCATGCCAACCTGGGCATGTTCACCATCCCTGAAGGGCTTACTGAAGAAGACGTACTTTTCGTTGGTGACATCCTTTCCACTGGTTATTACGGAGCTGAGAACGCTCACATCGAGCCCGGCGACACTGTAGCTGTTATGGGCGGCGGCCCGGTAGGTATGTGCGCAATGACCACAGCCAGATTATGGGGACCTTCCAAAATCATCGCTGTTGATATCAATCAAGACCGGTTGGATTTTGCGGTTAAACAAGGTATTGCCGATGTCGGAGTAAACCCCCTCAATGTACCGAGCGTTGGAGATGCAATCAGGGACATGACCGAAGGCCGCGGCGCCGATGCTACCATCGAAGCCAACGGTTTCAAACCGACTTTCGATATGGCCATAGACGCAGTTAGAGCAGGTGGACACGTTTCCCTGATCGGCGTATTTGAAAAGCCCC